TTATCTCAGCAAAAAGAAAGAAAAGGATGGAACGGAAGTGGTCGGAAATATTATCAAGGCTAAGACTGCTAAATCGCGTTTGAGTAAAGAAAATAAGGATGTCGAGATTCGTTTGTTTTATGATGAGCGTGGTCTTGATCGATATTATGGTCTTCTTGAACTCGGTGAGATTGGCGGACTTTGGAAGAACGTAGCAGGACGCTATGAAATGGATGGGAAAAAGATTTATGCTAAACAGATTTTAAAAGATCCCGAAGTATATTTCACTGAAGAAGTAATGCAACAATTGGATCAAATCGCACGTAAGGAATTTAGTTATGGAGAAAGTTGAGTTTCTAATTCTTAGAAACCTATTACACGATGAAGAATATTTAAGAAAAGTATTGCCATTCATTAAAAATGAATATTTTGATGATTCTGAACAAAAGATAGTATTTGAAGAAATAACAAAATTTGTGTTGGAATATAATAATGTTCCAACTAAAGAAATACTTTGTATCGAGATTGAAAAGAGAATAGATATTAATGAAGAACAGTTTAAAAAATTAATTCATTTAGTATCAAGTCTTGAAAGTATTGTAGTAGAAAAAAACTGGTTATTAGACACCACCGAAAAGTGGTGTCGTGATCGTGCCATTTATTTGGCACTTATGGAATCTATTCATATTGCTGATGGGGATGATAAAAAATCTCCAGACGCTATTCCATCAATACTCCAAGATGCTCTTGCAGTAAGTTTTGATAATCATGTTGGACATGATTATCTTGAAGATTACGAAAAACGTTATGAATCTTATCATAAAAAGGAAGAAAAAATTGAATTTGATCTTGAATATTTTAACAAAATTACAAAGGGTGGGATCCCTAACAAAACTCTTAATATCGCTCTTGCTGGTACGGGTGTCGGCAAGTCTCTATTCATGTGCCATGTTGCTAGCTCCGTCTTGCTCCAAGGGAGGAACGTTCTGTACATTACGTTGGAAATGGCAGAAGAACGCATTGCTGAAAGAATTGATGCAAATCTCTTGAATGTTCCTATTCAAGATATCGTCAATCTTCCAAAACAAATGTTCGAAAGTAAGGTGACAAATCTTGCAAAGAAGACTCAGGGAACTCTAATCATTAAAGAATATCCAACTGCTTCAGCACACGCTGGGCATTTTAAATCTCTTCTTAATGAACTTTCTCTTAAAAAGTCTTTTAAACCTGATATTATCTTTATCGATTATTTGAATATTTGTGCTTCTAGTAGATATAAGGGTAATAGTAGCATTAATTCTTATACTTTTGTAAAAGCAATTGCAGAAGAACTTCGAGGTCTTGCAGTTGAGTTTAATGTCCCTATTGTAAGTGCTACTCAGACAACTCGTTCTGGATATGGTTCTTCTGATGTGGAACTGACTGATACCTCGGAATCATTTGGTCTTCCTGCCACTGCTGACCTGATGTTTGCTCTGATTTCTACAGAAGAACTTGAAGGACTTGGACAGATTCTTGTTAAACAACTTAAGAATCGTTATAATGACCCTACCATCCATAAGCGTTTTGTGGTTGGTATTGATCGTGCTAAAATGCGTCTTTATGACTGCGAACAATCTGCTCAACAAGATATCCTTGACAATGGGAAAGATGAAGAGTATGATTATGAAGAAAAGAAACCTAAGAAAACTTTTGAGGGATTTAAATTCTGATGACTGATAAAAAAGTAATTGATTCTGACAAATACATTGATTTTGTTCGTCAAACTACAAGTCCAGCAAGTAGTGACTTTGCTCAACTTCTTTCACGAATGACTGAACTTGAAGCAAAACATGATGCTGATGTTCCTCGTCTTTTGACCGCTGCTCTTGGTATGACTGCAGAAGCTGGTGAATTTACTGAGGTTGTAAAAAAAATTATTCTTCAAGGTAAGCCTTATATTGAAGAAAATGTCTTTCATATGAAGCGTGAGCTTGGTGATATTTGTTGGTATATCGCTCAAGCTTGTATGGCACTTGATACCAACTTCCGTGAGATTATGGAAATGAACTATGAGAAATTGAGTGCTCGCTACCCAGAAGGAACGTTTGATGTATATAGAAGTGAAAACCGTGTAGAGGGTGACCTATGACTAAAGAAAAACAAGTAACACTTAAACTTGATACTCGTACCGCTGCAGCAGTCCGACAAGTTTTATTTGATGCCCAAAAAGGATATACTTATGATGAAGTAAGTGTTCCTCCTCGTGTGACTGATATTCGTGAGGTAATTGGGCAACTTGATGATAATATTGGCGCTGTTTTTGGTGCTTGAATTTGACTCCTTCGGGAGTTTTTTTGTTTTATAAATAAATAAAAAAGTATTCGTAAAAAAAAAATGTCTAGAATTACTGGAAAACAAGCTCTTGGACTTTTTGAGGCTTATCAAGCAGTATATGCTCCCCAAGAATTATCTGAAGAACAGATTTGGGAAGAAGTGGAAGAGTGGGTAAATTCACTTCTAGAAGAAGGATATGACCTAAGTGGTTATACTTGGGAAGATATGTATGATGCTTATATTGAAGAAGCGAGAGCAGAAGGTGTAAAACCTTATAAAGCAGGACCAACTCAAGCAGATGTAAGAGCAAATGCTGCTGCTGCTCGTCAAAAGCACGTTGCAGGCGCTTCTGGACAAAAAGGTTATGGACCTGAAGATAAGTTTAAGAGTGATTGGAAGCTAAGAGCAACTCCATCTTCGACAAGTAAGAGAAAAGATGGAACTATTGAAACTGTTTCTCAGAGAATGGATAGAGAAAAGCCTTATGCTACCAGACCATTTTCTCCATTGTTTACAAAACAAGGAAGTCGCACTGCTTCTGCCGTAACAAGAACGATTGAGGGTCCAGGAGAACCACAAGCAGTCACAATGCCTAGAAAAGGTAGAGGTGAAAAACCAAAACTTTCTAGAGAAATTATCCGTAAGGAGCACGTAGATGTTTATGATGTAGTTCTTTCCCATCTTCTTGGTGAAGGATATGCTAATTCGGTTGAATCTGCAGAAGCAATTATGGTAAATATGAGTGAGCAGTGGATTGAAAGTATTCTTGGTTGATTTAAACTAAACCAAATTTATATCCCCCTCTTTCTAAATATAAGAAAGAGGGGGATTTTTTATGGCGGGTAAAGTTGCTGCAGAAATTTTGAATGAGACTATGTGGGTGGTTTATTACGCCATTTGTAAAAAATCAGATAACTTTACTATAAGAGGAACAAAAATAGATGCAAATTATTGGTCCGAAGTATTTGGTTCAAAGGACAAGCTAAAGGGATTTTTAAAAAAATTTGGATTAGATTCTGATTTATCTGAATTATCTTATGAAGTTTCTAACATTGATTCTAAGATGGATGTTAATTATGCCAAAAGTTTTTTTGTATCAAATGATTGGCATAATGCTTTAGAATCGCAAGTTAAAAATTTTTTAAAAAATCCTAAAGTAAGTTTTACTAGAAATCTTAAAATAATGCGTCAAGATAAGTTTTATGAGGTTAGTGGTATAGATGATTTGATGAAAAATAATATCTTTAAAATATTTCAATTTAATGCCACCCTTGATAGGTGGAATCCATCCGATGTTTGGTTTTATACTGATGTAGCAATTCGTGAAATAAAGGAATATGTTAAAACCACGAAAGCTATGTTAAGGGAAACCAGAGCTCTTCAACCAAGAGTTCAAAAAAACTATGCTCTTGAAGATGTTATGGGTCTGAATAGATTATTCTTAAAATTATATGAAGAGAAAAAATTGGCTCCAGTATCTCTCAAAAAAGCAACATCAACCAAAGGAGTTTATTCGAGTAGAATAGGTTTGGTGAATGTTCCTCAAGATGATATGGGGAGACCGACTCCACCAAAAGTTTCAGCAACAAAATTACCAATAAAATCTTATCCGAAGGATTATATTGCTGGTGGTTTAGCTGGAAGTAGTGGTACGGATTTAAAATATGATATTGAAATAGATCAAGTTATAATTGATGAAGATGGAAGAAAAAAATATGTGAGGGAGTATGATTATGTTGAATATAATGCTAAAGGTAAAACTTTGGGTGTAAAAAAGGAAAGAAAGTTTTCGCAAGCCCAAGGCGGAGCTATTGGTATGGATATTGCCGAAAAAGTTTTATATACTGCAAATGGTAGTAGAAATATTAAATCTGTTAGGAATGAAATTTTTAAATCTAGTCTTTCTTCTGATTTATTAAGTAAAGGTGAAATGCGTGGTAAGAATAGGGATGATCAATTTAAAAATGCCCTAGATTATATTCAAAAAATGTGTGAAGAACTTGACCCTTCAGTCAAAGATAAAGCAATTAGATTTGCAAGAAATGATAATAATAACGATAGTGCATTGAAAAATAAAGATTCTTACGTTGAAGTGCAAAATAAATTAGAAGTTGCTATGGCTATTGAAAAATCTGGAATACCTGATGAGTTAGTTTTGGATTTGTGGAAGGCAATTACAAGTAAAGGTATAACTAATAGAAAAGACTATGAAAGATTAATTGAAAGAATTTCCAAGTTTAAATTGGAACAGTCTAAGAGAAAGGGGCAGAAAAGACTGACGCAAGAAGATGCCGATAAATCTGCATCTGAATCTCTTAGAGCAACGATGTCTGGAACTATTAATAAAGTTCCTGGGTCATTTCATATTAAACTTTATTAATAAATAGTTAGAAACACTATAAGATGAAAAGATTTTCTCAATTTATATTAGAAGCAAAAGAAACCAGGGCATCTGAGCAAGCTAAGAAACTTGGTTTGGTTGGTGATGGGCACGGGGATTGGTATAACTCCCAGGGAGAATTTGTTGCTAAAACTGTCGATGGGCAGTTGAAGTTTTTTAATAAAGGACAAAGAATTGGATTAAGAGATATTCCACCAAAATCTGGACAAGGAAGAGGAGCAGCTGCTACGGCACAACAGCAAGTATCTCCACAACAAACTCAAGGTCAGCAAATTTCTCCTCAAAGAATACCTATTGGTCAAGAAGATCAAATGCCTGCGGATGATGAGTTTTTGACAATTGTTCTTGCTAAATTTAATCCCCCATCAAAGGAGCATAAAAAATTATTTACTACTGCAAAAAGAGTTTCTTTGGGTGGAGAAGTAAGAGTTTATCCATCTAGAACTCAAGATACTAAATCTAATCCATTATCTGCAAATAGAAAAATTTATTATTTGAAAATGATGTTTCCTGAAATTAAAGATGATATTGTAAATAATCCAGAAATTAAAACAATATTTGATGTGCTAATTGCAGGAAATGAAGATGGATATTCGAATGTAAATATTGTTGTTGGGTCTGATCGTCAAGCCGAAATACAAAATTTAGCAAATAAGTATAATGAAAAATTTTATCAGTACAATGAAATAAAAGTAATTCCTACTGGAAATTTTGATACAGAAAAGGATGTTTCGGGAATTTCTTCTGGTATGATGAGAAAAACTGCTGCGGATAATAATTTTAGAGAATTTAAAAGAGCCGTTACTAAAAATGTTGATGACCTTGATGCTAGAAAATTGTTTAACGAGCTCAGGAAAGCAATGGGATTTAAAGAAAATGTTAAGGAAAATTATAATCTTTGGGAAATTGCTCCAGAATTAGACTTTAAAAATTTAAGAGAAAATTATATCCAAAATAAAATTTACAAAATTGGAGATATTGTGGAAAATGTGAATACTGGTCTGGTAGGTAAAGTTATACGTAGAGGAACAAATTATTTGATTTGTGTTACTGAAGAAGATGTTATGTTTAAATCCTGGATAAAAGATATTGTTGAGTACAATGAAGTTAAAATGGATAGTTTAATGAGGGATAAAACTCACCCAAATACTCTTGTTGGAACTTTAGGGTCATTTAAATATCACGCAAAAATGACTCCAGGTGCAATTGGAACTAATAAGAAAAATCTTCAGTATGGGGGTAAAGCATATGGAGTAAATTTTATAAATAAATATAAGGCAAAAAAAGCAAGTACTTTTTAAGATGACTAAAGCAAAACCCGATTATCTTGATTTTGATAGTGATGGAAATACTAGAGAATCAATGAAAAAAGCTTTGAAAGATAAGAAAACAAAATCTGTTAAAGAAGGGTTGATTGGCGGTCAAACTAAAATTGATGTTGCCGCTCCTTATGGGAAATTGACTTCTGCAGATTTTAAACATCTTCGAAAATCAAAAAAGAAACTCACCAAAGAAGGATATTCAAATTGGAGAGAAGACCTGATTGAAATTGAAGATAAAATTCCGGCAAAAAAGGAAAAAGAAGAAAAAATAATAGAAAAAGAAGTTAATAATAAAATTAAGATTAATCCAAAACTTGAATTGGGGGAAGCACTAGAAAATCTTGGTGGAACTCTTATTGAAATGATTGAGATTGATGAAGTTGATTATATTGTTGAGAGTGTTTATAATGAACTTCTTGATGAAGGGTATGACGATGACGAAATTGAAGAAGCCCTTGAGTATGCATTAACTGAAGCAACAGTTACTTTTGGGCACGATACTCCAACAGGACAAAAGAAAAAAGGTAATCTATTAAAAGCAGTTGGAAGACTTGCAAGACAAAAACTTTCCAGTAAAGTTCGTGGAGTTAAAAGTGCTGCTTCCGGTGCTATTGCTTCTGGTGCAAGACAAGTTGCTAAAGGTGCTTTAGGTGTTGCTCGTAAAATTGAAGGCGATAAAAAACCAAGTACAGCACATACTAAAACAAGAACTGCATCAACTTACCGTGGTGCTGGAGTTGGACAAAGAGAAAGAGTAAGTAGTGGATCTTATTCTGCCCCAAAACCAGAAGCACCAAAACCATCACCAAAACCAGAACAAAGAAAAGCATCATCTCCAGTTGCTGATCCTTGGGGACCTGCAACTACTCCTTCAAAAAAATCAACACCAAAACCTCAGGCAAAGACAACTAAAGTTCCTGCAAAAACTTCAGAACCATCTCAGGAATTGAGTCCTAAACAAAAGGCAGCAGCTGTAAGAGCGCAACGTAGAAATATAAACATATCTCCAGAAGATCTTCAAAGAGTTATTCGTAACGTAAAAGAAGATTATTGGATCTCTGCCGCTAATTCATATAAAGAAGAATATCAATTAACCGAAAAAGCAGAAAGTGAGCAGCAGCAAAAGATTTTTGGTCTTGCTCTTTCAGTGAAAAGAGGTCAAACCCCAAGATCTGAAGTAAGTGATAGAGTTCTTAAAATTGTTGATGGAATGGGCGAAAAGGAAATTCGTAAGTTTGCTAAAACAAAGCACGAAGGACTTCCCCACAAAGTCGAAACAAAAGAAGAAGTAATAAGACAACAACTTATTGCTAGAATGATTAATAAAATTGAAGAACAAAGTGAGATTTGCGTAGATGAAGCAAAACTTCCAAGTTCAATGAAAAAAGGTAAGAAAAAACTTGAGAGTAAAACTCAAGTCATTCACGATGTAGATGATAATCTTGCAGATCAGAGACACCCTGATGCTGCTAAGATTGATGTGATGAGAAAGAAATCTGGTGAGTGGAAGAAGGTGCAATCATTAACACCTAGCCAGTTTGCCCATCATAAACTCAGAAAACCAGGAGAACCGGTAAAGGAAGAAAATGATCCTGGGGATAAGTATGGATTTGATCAATTTAGAAGTACTAAAAAGTTTAAAGAAACGACCAAACCAAACAAACCAGTAGTAAGGTTGGGAGACAGTCCAAGAAGACCTGCTCAAAAATCTGTGGTGACTGCTCGCGGCGGATCTGAATTTGGAAGTAAAAAACCAAGTACTCCTATGGATAAACCAGGAGAGTTTGCTAAAGATTTAAAATCCAGAATTGGGGTAAAAAATCTTGAGAGAAAGAATGTTCATTTTACTGGTGGAATGCGTACAGGTTCTGGTCCTGAGAAAAAGGCAGAAGTAGTTAAAAAGATTGTGAAACCTGATGCTAAAAAAGTAATTGCAACAGACGATCATCTTCAAAATGTAAGGCATATGGCTGCTGCAGCATCTGAAACTGCACCTAAAGCAAAAGTTAGAGCATATCAATCAAAACCAGCGACAAAGGCAAAAGGAAAGGTTAAGACTGGAGATATTGTTCCAGTAAGAGTTGGTAAGGAAAAGGATTTAAGTGATACTAATATTGGTATAAGAAAGAATACCTCACCTTCATCCTCTACTAAAGAAACTCAACGTAGAAGAAAAACTGCAAAACGTGGTATGAGAAGTGAAGCACTTGATATAAATACTCAACAACAAAATACTTCGCAAGTTAATCAACCAACTTCAAATGAATTAAATCCTAAACAAAAGTCTGCTCTTTCTAAGTTAGTACAGAGTAAGACGATGCAATTGACGGCAGCAAAAAGAGCGGTTTCTTCTGGAGTTTCTCCTGATATTAATTGATTGTTAAAAATAGGTAAAATTCCTAAATAGTTTTGAATCCATTTATCCGGAGGTTATCATGGGAGTATTAGTCGAAGTTGTAAAACCACTTCTTTTCGCAGCGATGAATTCCTGTCATACCAAGCGTCTTGTAGTTGAACTACTTGAGCGTTATGTAAATACCACTGATAATGATATTGATAATGTAATCGCAGGATCTGTAAGATCAGCTCTTCTTAAGGGTTGCTGATTTTTACACTTAACTTAATAATACTAATGGAGACTTTAATTTATCAGTCTCCATTTTTTATAAATAATTTTTAGCAAATAACTTTTACGGGAAAAGACATGGCACTCTGGGGAAATAATGATGCTAAAGGATCTGGCGGTACAGTATCTTTAGACTATGATACTTTAATTGTAACTGGAACTGGTACAACTTTTGGGCAGGTAGGTGCTGCTGCTACTGGAGATGTGATTCGCTTTGGTAATAGAACAGGAACTTATCATGGAGATGCTGTGATTGTTGGTATTGCAAGTACAACTCAATTGTCAATTGGAAGAACCTGCGGATTAAGTGGTGCTGCTATTTCCGGAGTTCAATTTGATATTAGCGAACTTCCAAAATATACTATCAAGGATAAGAGATATCAGCAGATATTCACTGATCCAACTGAAACAACTACTGAAGTATCTACTACAGCAGCTGCTACTGCTGGTATTGGTACCAACATTGTTGCTATTGCAAGTACAACTGGTATTTTAGTTGGTGATACTTTAGTTAGTGGAAGTGTTTCTAGAGTAGTTACTTCAATCGCATCAACAACGGTTTCTCTTGCTTCTACGATTGCATCCGCAATTACTTCTGGTACTTCTGTTGTATTCAATAGAATAAGTGGTGGGTACGAAGCATCAATTTATGGTGTTGCTGATGCTGGAGTTGCTGATGCTGCAACTACTACTTACGAATTGACTCATTCTGGATGGGTTGGTATTCAAACTTATAAAGATGCTGAAGGTAACTTGAGAGTTAAAAAAGAAGTTCTAGTCGCAATGTCAGGTATTGAAACAGGAAATACTCCACTTTATGATTCCAATCCTTTTGCTTGATGATTTATGATTTTTACTGAATTGAATGAGGACAATTTTATTTTATTTGCTATTAAAAATTATGAAAATCCTCAAGCAGTAACAAAAGAAGATTTTGAAAAAGATTTAAATCATTTCAAATATATTAAAAGGTTACTGAAAAGATATAAAAGAGAAGGTGAATTAAAAACTCACCTTCTACTAAATCATTTTATTATTCTTTATAATATTTTTGGGGAAGCAACAACTCCAATGTTATTTTTTAAAATAGAGAAAGAACTTTGGTCTTCTTTAAAATCATTTATTATTTTTCTTGGTAGATTACCGGACTATCCAAAAACACCAATACATGATATTACGGTTGATATAAATTGCTTAACAAAGTTGTATAAAATCTACAATGAATCAGAAAAAAATTAATAGAATACTTGAAATATTTCGATCGCATTTAAATGAAGAACCTACTATGGCATTGAGTCATGGACAAATTGCAGGAACAAAAGAATCCGGTGATGAACCTCCTGTAGATTTGAGGAAAGGAAAAATGAGAACCTGGAATCCTTTCTTTAAGAATCTTGTAAAAATGTATAGAAGAAAAAAATAAAAAAAAATAAATATTTGTAGTACTACCCTGGATTTATTTTTTATTTTTGTAGTATATAAAAAAATAAATCCTTAAAAAAATGTTCAACCAAAACACAACTACCGATACTAAAATTGCTGTTTTAGAGGAACGTTTATCTTCTTACGAACTTTTATTAAAGAAGATAGATGAAGCAATTCAGATTATGGGTAAAACAAGTCAAAGTATTAGTAAAATGCTTGCTGTTCATGAAGAAAAAATTGAACAGTGTGTTAAATCAGATGATTTGATAGGTGGTCTTATTGGGGAACTAAAAGAAGAGAATAAAGAACATCGTTTGCATATTGATAAAAAAATAGAGCATATGGAAGAAAAGATAACAGAAATTGATAAAATAAAGTGGATTACTGTTGGAAGTGGGGTAGTACTTGCAGTTGTTGCTGCTTCAATATCTACTCTTGCTTCTGGGTGGTGGACTCCTGCTGGAATGGAAACTCACAATAGAATAGTTAAAGAAAAGATAAAATAAGTAATAACAATCATCCCCCATTGTATAATATGGATACGCGCATTGACAAACCCAAATATTCTGGTATGATACATAGACGTTAAATGTGTTGTCATGGATTTTGTCGATATTAAATATCTCAATTTGATATCCGCTAAATTGTTAAAGTTTAAAAAAATAAAAAATAATCTTTATAATTGCCGTTGCCCAATTTGTGGAGATTCTAAGAAAAACAAAAATAAAGCAAGAGGTTATTTCTATCAAGTAAAAAATAATACAAATTTTAAATGCCATAATTGTGGAGCAAATACATCATTTAATAATTTTTTAAAAGACTTTGATCCATTTGTATATAAACAATATCAATTTGAAAAGTTTAAAGAGGGACACACTGGGAAAAACTTTACTACAGAAGAACCTAAATTTGAATTTGAGACTCCAAAATTTAAACCAAAACTAAATTTACCAAAAGCATCTGAAATTGAAATTTCTAAAACATATCTAGAAAATAGAAAATTAAACCCTTATAAATTTTATTACGCAGATAAATTCAAATCGTGGACAAATTCTTTAAAGAAAGTCTTCGATGATATAATTAAAGATGAACCTAGGATTATTATCCCATTGTTCTATCAAAATAACTTAGTTGGATTTCAAGGTAGAGCACTTGGTCCAAGCAAGATTAAATACATTACAGTAATGCTTAATGATGACGCACCAAAAATCTACGGTCTCGATGAAATTGAAAAAAGTAAAACTGTCTACATCACAGAAGGACCATTCGACTCAACTTTCATTCGCAACTCAATTGCTCTTTGTGGAGCTGATGGTGATGTTAGTAAGTGGGGTATTAGCAATTGTGTTTGGATCTATGATAACGAACCACGTAATGCAGAAATCCACTCAAGAATATCCCGTGCCATTAGTGATGGACAAAAAGTTGTCATCTGGCCAACATCAATAAAAGAAAAGGATATTAATGATATGATTTTGTCTGGACTTGATGTTCAATCTGTGATAGAATCAAATACTTACTCTGGATTAGAAGCAAAACTTAAATTTACTACCTGGAAAAAAATATGAGTAACGGAACAAAAGTACAAAAACGTGATGGAAGAGTTGAATCTCTTGATTTAGATAAAATGCATTTGATGGTCGAAGAAGCATGTAAAAATCTTGCAGGAGTTTCTGCTAGTCAAGTAGAGATGAAATCTGGTATTCAATTTTATGATGGAATTTCTACTGAAGAAATTCAAGAAATTTTAATTCGTTCCGCCTCAGATTTAATTGATTTGGATCATCCAAATTATCAATATGTTGCTGCCCGTCTTCTTCTCTTTTCTGTTCGCAAACAACTTTATGGAAAAATAAAGGAACTTCCCAATCTTGAGCAACATATTTACAATTGCGTAAATGCAGAAGTTTACGATGGAGACATTTATACCAAATACTCTAAAGAAGAAATTACAAAAGCAGATTCGTATATTGTTCACGAACGGGATATGAACTTTACTTACGCAGGATTGCGTCAAGTCGTTGATAAGTACCTTGTACAAGATAGAAGTAGTGGTGGTGTGTATGAGACTCCACAATTTATGTACATGATGATTGCTCTGACTATTTTTGCGGAGTATCCAAAAGAAACACGTCTTTCCTATGTAAAGAGATATTATGACGCAATCTCAAAGCACAAAATCAACATCCCAACACCAATCATGGCGGGAGTGCGAACTCCGCTTAGACAATTTGCTAGCTGTGT